TAAATGGTTAATAAGATGGACGATAAAATACAAGGAATATCAACAGAAGATTTTCTTTCACAACTAGAACCAAGTTTAAGAAAAAGATTAAGTAATGCTACTGATGTAGAAATTACAAAACAAAAAACTCCAAGTCCTAGTTTAAATAATGCACTTAGAGGTGGCTTTGCATACGGAAGACAAGTTTTAGTTTGGGGTAACAAGTCTGCTGGTAAATCATCATTTTGTTTACAGATGATTGGAGAAGCACAAAAAGAAGGAAAGTTGTGTGCGTGGATAGATGCCGAACAATCCTTTGATCCTATTTGGGCACAAAAACTTGGGGTAGATACAGATAAATTAATTTACTCTGAAGCAAGAACTATTAATGATATGGTTGATGTCGCTACTCAACTAATGAAAGCAAAGGTAGATATATTAATTGTTGATTCTATATCAGCATTACTACCTGCTATCTATTTTGAAAAAGACTCAGCAGAATTAAAACAATTAGAAAATACTAAGCAGATAGGTGCAGAGGCTAAAGATATGACCAATGCAGTTAAGATGCTTAACTATGCCAATAATCAAGAAGCCAAAACACTGTTGGTATTGATATCACAACAAAGAAATAACATTGGTGCAATGTATGCTTCTCATATGCCTACAGGTGGACAAGCAGTTAAGTTCTTCTCAAGCACTGTAATTAAACTATGGTCAAGTGAATCAGAAAATCAAGCAATTAAAGGTAAGATTGCTGTTGGAGACAAGTTAATTGAATCTAAAATTGGCCGTATTGTAAATTGGCACGTAGATTTTAATAAGACTGGTCCAGCATTTATTAGTGGATCTTATGATTTTTATTTTGGTTCTGAAGAAATAGGTATCGATAAGGTTGCTGACTTGGTAGATACAGCAGAACTAGTTGGAGTAATTGAAAAAGGTGGGGCATGGTATACAGTTTTTGAAGAAAGACTGCAGGGTAGAGCAAAAGTAATTGAATACCTAAAACAAAACCCAGATAAGTTAAAAGAACTTGAATCAAAACTTAACTCTTAAATATACTATATATAATGGCAAATTTATTTGTCAAACATGTAAAGCAATAGTAGAAACAGCAAGGATGTACAAAGAAAAGCAAGACTTGACTTGGATGTGTGCTAACAAGCATATATCTAAAGTTAATTTTAACGTAAGGGGATATTAATGAGTGAGCGTGGAGAACTAAAACGCATTGGTGCCAAGCAACACATTAATTCAGGCAGAGGACCAGTCAAGGCTGACGGATCGTTGGATGACTTCGTTGTAGATGTCAAGGAATATTCCAAGTCCTACTCCGTTAGCCGAGACTCTTGGGCAAAAATAGTGTCAGACACAATGCAAGTAGATAGGAAAAAAGATCCAGTACTTATGGTTGTACTTGGAGAAGGAAATAAAAAAGTTAGACTTGCTATAATTGAATGGGAAGTATTTGAACAGTTAAGAGAGAACAATGGATAATACAGTAGATTTATTAAATAATGTAACAAAGTTTAATGAAATATCAGAGTATATGCAGGATGAAGAACTAACTAAGGCATTAGTTATGATTGCTAAGTTAATTGCTAATCCAGATATACCCCCAGCAAAAGCAACACTGTCTATTACTCAGTTACAAGCATACTCGGCAAAATTTGCAATGCTTGCTTCTTGGTATTCACACGTAAAGAAAGATGAAAGAGCAAAGAAAAATATTTACTACACAGCAAGAGAAGCGGTAGACAAACTAGTGGATGCCCTTAAATATAATGTAAGGAATTTCTAGTGGCTAAAAGGTTAATGGAAAAGATTGTTCCAGTTAAAGAAGTTTCTAAAGAAGAAACTAAGATTGATACTAAAGCAATAATTAAAAAAATACACGATGGGTACGAACACAAGAAGGGTATGACCTTTAAAAAAAGGGTAGGCTTTACTCCTTCTGGATTAACATATGGGGCTGGACATTGTCCAAGATTTTGGTATTTATGGTTTGAAGGAAATGAAGCAGAAAATAGTAACGACTGGTATTCAGTTGCAAACATGGACTCTGGTACTGATAGACATACTAGAATTGAACAAGCAATGGAAGATGCTGGAATACTAGTACACAAAGAATTATCCATTAAGAATGAAGATCCTATTATATCTGCAAAGACAGATGCAATTATTAATTGGGACGGTATGGAAATACTTACTGAAATAAAAACATCTAATGAAGAATCCTTTCATAGAACTACTAAACCAAGAAACTATAATATAGAACAACTATTAATCTATATGAAGATATTAAAGAAATCATTTGCTTTCTTGATATATGAAAATAAGAATACCCATGAACTAAAGTTCTTTCCTGTTAACTTAAATCAAAAATATAAAGACTTTATAAACTATTTCTTTGATTGGATGAGAATAGTTCAAAAGGCTTTTGATGATAAGCAACTTCCAGAAAATCCATATAGAAATAAGTTTGAAAATAAAATATGTAAAAGTTGTGATTTTTTCAAGGTGTGTCAAACTAAGCCAGTTGGGGACATTAAGATCGAGGCTAGGAAAAATCTTGAATGAACAAAATATGTCAGTGGTGCGAAAAAGATTTTTTTACAAAAAGTAAGAATCAAATATATTGCTCTGTTGATTGTAGAACTAATGCTACAAAACAAAAAATTACACAAAGATACCAGATGTCTAAATTTAAAAGTAGATTTGGAAAAGAAAGAAGATGTGCTGGAGGATGCGGAACCTTGTTAAGTGCCTATAACGATGCAACATTTTGTAATTCTTGTTTGGTTAATAACAAAAAAGTAGACAAATTTATTAAAGATATTAAGGATTATTTTGATTATGAAAAAGAATAGATTATTAAGCATAGGACTTCCAAGTAAAATTTTAGCGATAGATGCTTCAACCAATTCTATGGCTTTTTCCATATTTGTAGATAAAAAATTACATAAGTATGGAAAAATTAATTTTAGTGGAAAGCATGTGTACGAAAAAGCAGGAGACGCTTGTAAAAAATTAATACCATTTCTTAAAGATTTTAACATTGATGCTGTTGTTATTGAGTCAGCAATATATACTAACTCTCAAAAAACTGCTATGAACTTAGCATTGGTTCAAGGTGCTATTATTGGTTCAGTTCAAATGTATGAATCTAGACCAGTAGTTTCTTGTTCTCCAGTTGCTTGGCAAAATTGGATTGGTAATAAAAAACTTACTAAAGATGAAAAATTAAAAATCAGAGAAGATAACCCAGGAGATCACTCATTTTCTTGGTATAAGCAAAAAGAAAGAGAGTTTAGAAAAGAAAGAACTATTAAATGGGTAAACATAAATTTTGATACAGATATAGATGATGACGATGTTGCTGACGCAGTCGCAATGGGTTGGTATTCAAGTAACAATTGGTTTAAGTTAGCAGAAGAACCTAAAAATGTTGACAAGTCTCAGGGATAATGATAAAATGAAACTGTATACAAGTAAGGCTTGGCTAACGAAAAGGTATCAAGTTGATAAAAAAACACCAGAGCAAATTGCAAAAGAATGTGGGGCGTCTGTTGAAACAATATATGTGTATCTTGCCAAGTTTGGTCTTAGAAAGTCAAAGAGGTAATTATGGCAGAATATAAAACTCCAAACTTTGAAAAAGAACTTGAAGATAGAATGAAATTCATTCGTGATGTCTCAACTCAAGCACCTGCGGGTAGAAAAATATTAGAAGAATGTCTTGATATAGCAGAGTTATTAATAACTAAGAATAAATCATATGGTAGTTCATATAGCCATCCTATTAATATATTTAGTAAATCTGAGCCTAAAGAGCAATTATATATTCGTATTGATGATAAACTTAATAGAATACATAAAGGCAAAGAATATGCATCAGAGGATACTATTTTAGATCTTATTGGATACCTCGTATTATTAAGGACATTAGATGACAACAGATGATTTAGTAAAACATTTAGACCTTGTAAACCAAGTTGCTTCTGAGTACCTAAAAGGCTTTGATGCTTCTCAAATTTCAAATGCACTAGACATCCCACGTCCAAGAGTTATGGCATTGCTTAATGACTGGCGTTCTATGGTTTCAAACAATCAAGCAATTCACGCAAGGGCAAAAGAAGCACTTGCTGGAGCAGACCAACACTATTCATCTTTAATTAGAAAAACATATGAAGTTATAGATTCTGCAGATTCTTCTGCAAACCTAACAGCAAAAACCACCGCTATCAAACTGATAGCAGACATTGAAAGCAAAAGACTTGAGATGCTGCAAAAAGCGGGGTTATTAGACAATAAAGAAATAGCAGAACAAATTATTGAAATGGAAAGAAAGCATGACATATTAATAAAGATATTAAAAGATATTGCTTCAAGCCATCCAGAAATTAGGGAAGAGATAATGAAACGTCTTTCTGAAATACAAACTGAGGTGATTGTAATTGACAACGATTGACTTTAGTGACTTTATAGAAGCACTAGATGAAAGTCCTTTTTTAGAATTTCCAGTAGATGTTAAAACATTTGTTATGAGTAAAGACTATTTAAATCAACCAGAGTTATCAGATTATCAGTATACCCTCGTAGAGTGTATGAGTCAGATATATAAAGAAGAAGATGTTCAAAGATGGTTGGGTAAAGAAGAAGGAAAAGAACATTATAAAAAATATACTAAGCAAGAAGTTATTCTTATGTGTGGAAAGGGTAGTGGTAAAGATCATACTTCTACTATTGGTTGTGCTTATATTGTGTATAAATTATTATGTTTGAAAGATCCGTCAAGATATTTTGGTAAACCATCTAATGATGCTATAGATTTAATTAACGTAGCGGTAAACGCTCAGCAAGCAAAGAACGTATTCTTTAAAGGCTTTAAATCAAAGATTGAAGGATCTCCTTGGTTTGCTGGAAAGTATGAAGCAAAAGTAGACAATATAGAATTTAATAAATCTATTACAGTTTATTCTGGACATTCTGAAAGAGAGTCTGCTGAAGGTTTAAACTTAATGCTTGCAGTTCTTGATGAAATTTCAGGGTTCGCAATGGAGGGTGCTGGTGGTAATGATCAAGGAAAGACCTCAGATAACCTTTACAAGGCCTTTAGGGGGTCTGTAGATTCACGTTTTCCAGACTTTGGTAAAGTTATACTCCTATCATTCCCAAGATTTAAAGGTGACTTTATTTCTAAAAGATATGAAGATGTTGTTGCAGATAAACAAACAATAATTAGAAAGCACCAGTTTACAATTAATCCAACATTAAGCGAAGAAGATCCAAATAATAAGTTTGAAGTAGAGTGGGAAGAAGATCATATTGAATCTTATAAATACCCTGGAGTATTTGCTCTTCGTAGACCAACATGGGAAATGAATCCAACTAGAAAGATAGAAGATTTTAAGTTAGCCTTTTTTACAGATCCAGCAGATGCACTTATGCGTTTTGCATGTATGCCAACAACTTCATCAGATGCTTTCTTTAAATCAAGGGAGAAAATAGAAAAAGGTTTGTCAAATAGAAATCCACTAGATAGTGTAAGAAGATTTGACATTAACTTTAAGCCAAACCCAGATACAGTTTACTATGTTCATGCAGACTTAGCACAAAAACATGACAAGTGTGCTGTAGCAATCAGTCATGTTGACAAGTGGGTAAGTGTACAATCCTTTAATGACTATGAGCAGATTGTTCCATTTGTTGTAGTAGACGCAATTGCTTGGTGGGAACCACATCGTGAAGGGCCAGTAGACTTAAGTGAAGTAAAAAACTGGATTATAGATTTGAGAAGACAGGGATTTAATCTAGGGTTAGTCACTTTTGACCGTTGGCAATCATTTGATATTCAACAAGAATTAAAACAGGTAGGAATAAAGACTGAAACTTTATCAGTAGCAAAGAAACATTATGAAGACTTAACTATGTTGTTCTATGAAGAAAGATTAATAGCACCTCATATAGACATATTGTTAGAAGAATTATTAGAACTTAGAATTATAGGTAATAGGGTTGACCATCCTAGAAAGAAGTCTAAAGATTTGGCTGACGCTATGTGTGGATCAGTTTATAACTCTATATCAAATACTGAAAGAAATAGGATTAAAGAAATAGATATACATACTTGGTCTCAAGGTGGAACTGACTCAGACAATGCAGATGATTTTTTTCCAGACAAGATTAAAGGTAGGTCCTTAGATTGGAATGGAGGGTACCGACTTGTCTAATGAAGAGTATGTAAACGAAGAAGATCTTTCAAACATTATTTTGCAGTTGATAGAAATGGGGGCATTGGAAATTAGAGGGTATGACTCTATTAGTAATCAGTTTACATATAATCTAACTCCTAAATGCCAAGAAATAATGCCAGAACTATTTGAAGAGCATTTTAAGATGATCAATGAATTAGCCTTTAAACTATGGTCTAAAGATCTAATTGAACTTACCTTTGATAAAAACGGTGTACCCATGGTTATGCCTAAAAATACAGAATATACAAGGTCTGTTATGTATACCCTGCCTGAAGATGAAAGATTCTTTCTAGAAAATCTGCTAGAAAAATATAAAAAAGATATGAAAGAATAGTGATATAATTTTATTATGCCTTATGATATTGTAAGAAATGGACCTGGATGCAATGGCGGATATGCCGTAGTTGGTCCTTCAGGAGCAATTGGATGCCACCAAACAAGAGGATCTGCAATTAGACAACAACGTGCTTTGTATGCAGCAGAATCAAACAGTAAAAAATCAATCATGCCAGAAGAGTGGGAAG